GCGTAATAGCGGACCACGCCCCCATGCGTGGTAAGTCGAAAAGTCCGTTGCCGGAAGCTGCCCAGCCGCGTGGTGTAAACCCGGTGCGTGTAATCGCCCGGCGCCCCGGCCTGCATCGTCCTCGGGGCCTTCCATGTCCGTGCGCCGTCGTCGCTCCATTCGAGCTGCACCGGTCCCGGCGAGTTCGTGCCGCCGCTCTCCATCTCGATCTCAACCCGCGCGCAGAAGCCCCTGTTGGTTGCCGCCCAGATCGTCGGCAGCGTCGCCTGGCGCATGATGGTAACGCCTGCATCGGTGGACCACATGGACAGCGTATAGAGATCGCCGGTCGTCCGGTCGCCGAGCAGGTGCAGGGAGTTGTTGTCCGCCGCCGCCAGCCCCGCCTTCCATGGGCCGTTGCCGTCCGTGCTGGTGCTGCGCTCATGCCAGGCGCCGGTGGTGACGTCGTAGACCACGGTGCGGCTGTTATCGTTTGTCGTCAGGCAGTAGAACCAGTGGCCGCGATAGGGGTGGGCCTGCGCTGTCATGGCGACCATGTTGGGGCCGATGATCGCCTCGATGGCGTGGGTGCTGACCCGCTTCGGCGCGTAGCCCTCCGAGCGCCAGACCAGCCCATCCAGCCCCACCCACCACACTGACTGGTCCGCCTTGCAGACGGACATGGGCGAGCCGGTGCCGATCGGGATCACGCCGCCGCTGGCCCGCCGGAACGGGAAATCCGCTTTGCCCGCGTCATACCAGACCTCGAACCCGCTCTCGCCGATGGTCCAGACTTGTCCCCTATGCGCGATAACCCGCCGGATCACATTCGGCACCGCATCGGAGAACACGAAGTCCAGCGCGCTGAAGCTGGCCGGATCGAGCAACAGCGAGATGAACCACTGCGCGGTATCGCCGAGCGCCGAGAATGCAAAGTAGCCGTCTACGTAGCAGACGCTCGATGCGCCGGGGAAATCCGGGTCGGTGATCTGGTTGAGCGCCGAGCCGGGCAGGTGCGCGCAGGTATAGGCCCGCGGCGGGACGCAGATCACGCAGGCGGTGGGGCCTGCCGCAATCGTCACGAAGTTATTCCACGGCGAGGTGCCCGCGTTCGCCGTGCCGACATCGGCGAGCAACGTGGCGGTGGGCACGCCTGCGGGCGAGAAGGTGATGCGGTAAGCCTTCGTGCCGGATACGACGTAGATGACGCCAGGCAGTTCATCGTTCATCGCCAGGATGGGGCCGGTGCCGACCGTGAGATAGGGTTGCAGCGTTGGCGTCGATACCAGCGCCGCAGCGGTGCGCGCGTCGGCCGGCGCCTGTTCGGCCATGAGGTTCAATAAGCGTTTCGCGGACAGCGGCAGGCTCGGGTGCTGATAGCTCTCCAGCGGGAACGGTATGCGCCGCATCCCCGCCTTCGGGCTGAGAGCCGATCGTAATGCGGTGAGCGCGTCGGACATCAGGCGGGCGTGCCCTCAAGCGTGGCGATGCGGGCGGTGAGCGCCGTAATCAGCGCATTCAGTTCCTTAATGGCATTCACATTCAATGCCGTCAGCGTGGATTCGGACAGCGCCAGCGCCGGCTCGCCTGTGCGGGTCTTGATCATGCCGGCCTGCCACACCGCCTCGGGCACGATGGGCTGCACGTCCTGGGCGATAAACCCGATTTCCTCCGGGCCGCCGGCCGGGGCGCCGGGATAGTCGCGGGTGAAGCTGACCGGTTGGAGCTGGAGCACTTCCGCAAGCCCCTTGCTGGTTGGCGCAATGCCGGTCTTGGTGTCTCGGTCCGACGTGTTGAGGTATGGCCCGACGCCGCCCACGGCGGCGACAGAGTTAAACGTGAGGCCGTCCGATGCGCGCATGTTCCACATCGGCGTGCCGTTGCTGACCCACGTCAGCTGGCCTGTGGTCTGGTTCCACTCCAGATAGTAGCTCGGGGAGTAATAGAAGATCCGGCCTTGCCCGCCTGTGGCGAAGCCGAACACGCCGGGGTTCTGCCAGATGGCGGTGCTGCCGGTGATGTTGCCTGGAGCGGAGATCGAGGCGCCGCTGGCGATATTGCCGGTCACGTTGAGCGTGCCGCTGACGGTCATGCTGCCGCCCGCGGTGAAGTTGCTGGTGACTGTGAGCGTGCCGCCGCCATCGAGCGACATCAGGTTCCCACCCGGCCCCGCCCAAATACGGGTGCCAGTGGAAGACTGCCAGAAATCGTGCCACCCGGCCCGGTGCTGCTGGTAGTGATCGCCAGTGCCCGGCTGGACGAAGAGAGCCCATTCGTAGCCGTTGGTCGACGACATGATTACGTTGTTGGTAAATAAAGAGCCGGCGATCGACATGTTGCCGGTGGTGGTGAGACTGCCACCAATGGTGCCGCCCGTGATCGGCAGCACCGGGGTCCAGCCGGAACTGCCGCGGCCGTAGATCGAGCCGGTGAGCGGCGCCTCGGGCACCACGGCGGACCAGGTGGCATTCATCCGCGCATAGGGCAACCCGTTGCTTGGCGCGTCCCCCAGCACCGGGGTCCATGCGCCATTCATCCGGCCGTATGGCGTATTGTTCGATGGCGCCTCGGGCAGGGTCGTGGTGGTGCAATAGGTCTTCAGCGCCAGCCCCGTGAAGCGCCCGGTGGAGGCGCCCTTGTCGATGACGAAGCTGGAGGCATCGGTGACCGCGCCGAGGTCGGGGAGGTCGATGACGCGGATGTTGGTTCCGGACATGGTTCAGGATGTCTCCAGTTGGCGCGTGATGTCGTTGGACATGACGATGGGATGCAGATCGTCGGTGGTCAGCCCGACATGGGATGGCGGGCCGGGCGGGATGATGACGATCGGCGGCTCGATCGGGATCGCGGTGAGCGGCGTGCCGAGGAAGAACGGCCGCATGAAGCTGGCGATACCCTGTGCCAGCACCGAGGACTTGGCGCCGTTGTTCCAGAGCAGCAGGATTGCCCAGCCGCAGCGCAGCGGGAAGTCGGCAAAGGTGCCGGTGGGGATGTGGAAGTCCCACGATCCAGCGGCGCTGCCGGGCGTGCCGGGCGTGGATCGCAGCAGCAGCCCCGGTGCGAACGCCCTCTGGTAATCGCCCCAGGCATAGCCGTAGTCGGCGTCGTCCCACAACACGAGCTGCATGGCGGGGCCGTTGGCGTCGGTGTGCAGCACGATGGCCTGCGCCGAGGGATGGTCGCTCTCGACCACGATCACGGTGAGCAGCAGGCTATCGGCGGCCGACAGCACGAGGTCGCTGCGGGGCACGTGGACCGGGCTGGTGCGGCGATACGGCAGGGTGATGGAGTGCTGCACTACTTGCGCTCCTTGGCGACGTCTTCCTGTAGCCGTTGCAAGATAACACCTTGCGATTGCTGCGTAGCCTGTAAATCCGCCATCCTCTGCTGCATTCCCAGCAGCCCCTCAAGGATGCGGTCGGCACGGCTGGTCAGCCCCTCGACCCTGGCCGCCGTGGTCTGCACCGGGCCGCTGCCGTGGGTTTCCAGGGCGCCGATGCGCAGTTCGTTGGCGGCGACTTTCTGCTTCATCGTGCCGATTTCCGCCCCGATGACGAACACGTAGACGCCGACCGCCCCCGCCGCGCCCAGCACGCCGAGGGTGAGCCAGGATGGGCGCTTGTGGGCGTCCTGCTCCATCTCATGCGGGCCTCCCCATCGTCGCCAGGGCGGCGAAGGCAGCGCCTATGAGCAGATACCAGAGGGCGCGGTCGCTGATCCTCATGCCGGTCCCCACCTCGGCAGCGCCAGGAACCGCCCGCCCAGCACGACATCCAGCAAGACGAGCAGAAGGATTAGGGCAAGTATCACTTGAACAATGGTGGCGAACGGCGATGGCAGGGGGATCAACTGGATGATCCAGTAGGCGATGCCGAAGACCAAGACGAGGATTAATAGGTAAATCAGGGCGCTGATCATGTTCATAGGTCCGCGCTGACAGTGAAGGTGCCGGCAAACGTGATGTTCACGCTGCCCGCAGTGCTGAACGTCGCCGCGGAAAGCGTAGTCGCACTTACCACGCTGATGTTTGACGACCCGCAGTTGGTCTGCGTGGTGAATGTCGGGACAATAGTTATCGAGGCGGCACGCATCGTAACCGGCAGCGCGAGCGACGTGTAAAATCCCGAGCCGTTCACCGGGGCGTATCCGCCAGTGCTGAACCCGCCCACGTAGAAAAACCGCTGGCACTGCTGAAGCTGCATCACCGGGTCCAACTTCTCCAGCGGCGTGGCGGTGGAGCCGATCTCAAGCTGGACGCCCCAGATTTGCACGGTGAATGGCCCGGTTTGCACCCCGATGGACCCTGCGCGGGTGTTGTTGG